ATAAATGCATTATATATACCAAAGATGGCTTATAGGCCAAGCGGTAAAGATGAATTACATGTCAGTTTCTTTCCAAGTGAAATGGAAAATGAACAAGATATATATACTGAGTTTGTAAGTATTGATTATGACTCAGAAGAACCTAAGAGAACTTTATATCTACATAAATACAATCCTGATTGGAAAGAAGACTATGAACTAGTAACTTCTAACTCTGGTTTTGTAAGACATATAATTCCTGTAAGTAAGCTTAAGATTATAAATGATGTGACAAGCAGAGGATCAGTAGAAGAACCTGCTATCATTGACTTTGCTAATCCAAGTTTGCCAAATCCAGATGATCAACTGATTGAAGATCCGCTGGTAGCTAAGCTAGAAGAAATCAATCAAACATTAAAATTATTAAATAAAACAATAAGTAAATTAATTAAGTAATGGCACAAAGCGTATTAGTAATTGCTGATTCAGGTACAGGAAAGTCAACCTCAATCAGAACATTAGACCCTAAAGAGACTTTCATTATAAATATTGCTAATAAACCTCTACCTTTTAAAGGTTATAAAAGCAAGTATACACAGATTAGTAAAGAAAACCCAAAAGGTAATCTTACTTCAGCTTCAAGTGCTGCAGGCATCATAAAAGCAATGAAGCATGTTAATGATAAAATGTCAGAAATAAAAACAATTGTTGTTGATGACTGGCAATATATGAGTTCTTTTGAGTATTTTGATAGAGCACAGGAAAAAGGTTATGATAAGTTTACTCAGATAGCATCCAACTTAGCCATGGTTGCAAAGCTTCCTAAAGATCTGAGAGATGACTTAACCGTAATCTTCTTAACTCATTCAGAAGATTCAACTGATATCAATGGGAACAGAAAGATAAAGGCAAAGACTATTGGTAAAATGATTGACAATGCTCTTACTTTAGAAGGTCTGTTTTCTATTGTACTTTTTGGTAAAGTAAATAAAAATGATGATGGTGAACTTGAATATGGTTTTGAAACACAAAACAATGGAGAGAACACATGTAAATCACCTATGGGTATGTTTGAGGAATTTTTTATTCCAAATGACTTACAGCTAGTAAAGGATTGTATTGAGGAATACAATAAGTAAAATTAATAATTAATAAAAAAGTAAATTATGTTAAGTACTAAAGACATGTCTGCCGGAACAGGCGGAACAAAACCAGTAATTGGAACCGGTAATCACAAAGTAAAGATTAATTCTATCACTTTTGATCAAACACCATATGATGCAGATGCATATAATATTACTCTACATATTGAGTCAGAGCCTGTAACAGGAGAGTTTAATGGTTTCTTAAAAGATATGAATAATCCTAATGGCCCACGTTATGAAGGTCAAGTAGGTAGAGTTAGATTCTCTCCATATCCATATAAAGATGCTACATTACAAAATGGAAATGAAATTAGCCGTGATACAGAAGTATTAAAAGCTATGGTATTTTTAGCTGAAGTTGTGGGTAAGAGAGCTGAGTTAGATGCCATAGAAGCTAATACAATTGAAGACTTTATGGCTAAAGCATCTAAAGTATGTTCTAACACTGGTTATATTAATGCATGCTTAGGTGCACGTGAGTGGGAAAATAAAGAAGGTTATGTAAATAATGATCTATTCCTACCAAAGAGAACTAGAAACGGTGTTCCATTAGAGGCACTAGATGTAGAGAATTCTAATCTTCTTACATTTGATAGAAATGATACTAATCACTTCCGTCCTATGGTTAAGAAAGAAGCTGCTGCTACAACTAGCTTTGAGCCGGTTGCAACATCAGGAGATGACTTTGATCTATAATATAAATCAAAAGATTGGGTCCAGTGTAATGCTGGGCCCATTTCTTTTTCTTACTTTTGGAATATGTTTAGCACTAAGAACTTTGTAATAGAAGGATCAGATGTACCAAGCACATGGGTATTCCAATACTATTTAAATTTACCAGAAAGACTTACGGGTCAGGATATAAAGATAAAATCTATCTTTAATCCTAATGAGAGAACTCCAAGCTTTTGTATATATGTGGACAAATCCATAATGCAATATAAGTTTAAGGACTTTTCTACTGGTAGGAGCGGTAATAAAGTTGACCTAGTTAAATTTATACTTAACCTTAGCTTCTCTGAAGCTATGAGAAGAATAGTAACAGACTACAATAATTTTGTAAAGTCATCTGACTATATAGAAGATAAAAACTTTACACCTCAAGCAAGGTGGGAAATTGATTTTATTAATCTTAGAGGTTGGAACACAGAAGATAGTAAGTATTGGTTACAATATAGAATAGGCAAAAGCTTATTAGATAAATATAATGTCAAGCCAATTGATTACTATAATTTGATTAAACAAGAATCAAATGAAGTAAAAAAACTAAAAATAGGCAGTAAGTTTTGCTATGGTTATTTTGATAGAAATGGTGAAGTATATAAAATATATCAGCCTCATAGTAAAAAACATAAGTTTTTCAAAGCAAAGCAATATCTACAGGGTATTGATCAGCTTGAGTATAATCAGCCTTATTTAGTTATATGTTCTTCTTTAAAAGATGCAATGTGTTTAAAGAGTATGGGTTATAATATAGAAGTTATAGCGCCTGACTCAGAGAATACTATGATTAAACCACATATCATGCAGCATCTAAAAAAGAAATATGATAAAGTAATCTGTCTCTTTGATAATGATGATGCAGGTAGACATGCCATAAATAAATATACAGAAGTATATAATATACATGGTGTATATCCAAGTCAATGTAAAGATGTATCTGATGCAATGCAAACTATTGGTTTTAATAATTTGCATAGTATGTTGAAACCTTTACTAAAAGAGGCTTTAAAAAAATAGTTATGAAATGGTTTATACCAGGGAATGTACCCTCAAGTAAAAACGGAAGACGGTGGACAGGTAAATACTTTATTGCTAGCAAAGCAGTAATGAATTATAGAAAAGCAACAAAGCAGTATTATGCAGACTATGCTAAAGAATTCAAAGCTGAAGTTGCAAAAAAAGGTTTACCCGTTAAAGTGTCTTTTGAATTTATAAGAGGAACACGTCATAAGTTTGATTATATAAATCCAGCACAGACAGTGCAAGATGATATGGTTAAACATGGATGGATTGAGGATGATAATGCAGAATTTATCATACCGGCATTTCAACAATATACCTATGATAAAAAGAACCCAGGAGTATGGATAGAATTAATTGAAAATGAAAAAAAAGATAATAACAGTTGAAGAATTTTTCAGGTTAAAGCTAATGTTTAGCGGTAGCCAAGAAGATAAAGAACTTGCATGGGAAATATATGATAATGCATATGAAGATAAAGTAATACTAAATCAGCTAATGGCCAAAGCCTTAATGTTTGAAGATAGACAGCAGTTTATTGATGGAGTTAAGTTTGAGTTTATTGCTAATAGTAAAAACTTATATGCATTTATATCAGCAGAATCTATTGAGGAAATATATAAAGACATCTTAAATAAATTATTATGACAAACATCCAAGATTTGGTTGCAAGAACAACCAAGAATTTAATTTTTACTGAGCCCTTTTACGGGCTCTTTTTGATTGGTATCAATAAACAATATATTACTACAATACCTACAGCAGGTGTTAGTAAACATAATGTTGGTATACAATTAGCAATTAACCCTGATTTCTATGAAGAGCTTTCAGAAGATCATAGATATGGATTAATAAAGCATGAGCTTTTGCATATAGCATTTGGTCATCTTATTATGAGGGACTTATATAATGATCATAAGCTATTTAATATAGCAGCAGATCTAGAGATAAATCAATATATAGCAGAGAGTAAACTTCCTGAAGGAGGATTATTACTAAGCAGTTTTCCTGAGCTTAACTTACCTACAAAAGCAGGTACAAAAGTATATTATGATTTATTACAACAGGCTAAAGAAGATGGATCATGTCCGGCTCTTGATAATCTAATGAATCAAATGGATGGTAGTACACCGTATTGTCATACTACATGGGATGAATTTGATGAATTACCTGAAGCAGATAAAAAGCTTATACAAAAACAAGTTGAGCATCAGCTAAAAGAATCTGCAGAACAAACTGTAAAAAAGTGTGGTAATATACCGGGGGAGTTAGCTGATCTTATTAGAAGACTTCTTAATGTAGAGCCAGCTAAGTTTGATTGGAAAGGATATCTAAGAAGGTTTGTAGGAAACTCTAGTGTAGTTTATACAAAGAAACTGAGACGTAAGTATAATAAAAGATACTCTGCAAATCCAGGTCTTAAGATAAAATTTAAAAATCATATACTTGTTGGTGTTGACACAAGCGGATCTGTAAATAATGATGAATTAAAAGAATTCTTTAGTGAGCTTGTGCATATGCATAAGACGGGTCATAAGATTACAGTAGCACAATGTGATACTAGACTGCAAAGCATCAAAGAGTTTAATCCAAATAAAGATTGGGAAATACATGGTCGTGGTGGAACAAGCTTCCAACCAGTAATTGACCACTATAATGAAAAGAAAGGCGCTTACACAGCCTTGATATACTTAACAGATGGTGAGGCTTATACTCCAGATAACTGTCCTAATAATACATTATGGGTGCACAGTTCAAACTGTAGAATAAATGAGGAATTACCAGGATTAAAAATACAATTAAATTAATAGAAAATGGCACAAGTAAATTTAAACATTGAAGAACTAAAAGGTTTTGTAAATCACATTATCACAAACAATAGATATTTACAGGATAATAGTAAGAGTCCTGTATCAGTAGAAGTTGTAGGTGAGTCAGGTATTGGTAAGACATCTACTATTGTAGAGCTTGCTAAAGAAAATAAACTGAACTTTGTAAAACTTAATTTAGCACAGATAGAAGAGTTGGGTGACTTAGTAGGATTTCCTGTACGTCAATTCCAAATGTATAAAGAAAAGAAGGTGACAGTACCTGGTACAAAAACAAATGATATATCTATGGTTACAGCTACACAGAGAGCAGCTGGATCTAGTTTAGCAAACTTAAATCAAACTATTACCAAAAAGATTGGACAATGGGTTGATGAACTTGCCGTTCAAGAGTATCTTAAAAATGGATACAAGATGACAGGTAAGAACAGAATGTCATATTGTGCACCTGAATGGATTGCAGATAAGAAAGAAGGTGGTATACTATTATTAGATGACTGGAACCGTGCAGATACTAGATTTATACAAGCGGTTATGGAGTTGATAGATAGACAAACATATATCTCATGGACTCTTCCAAAAGACTGGCATATTATATTAACAGCAAATCCAGATAATGGTGACTATATGGTTAATAGTGTTGACTCAGCACAAAAGACCAGATATGTCACGGCTAATCTAAAGTTTGATGTAAATGTATGGGCAAAGTGGGCAGAAGGCGCTAATATAGATACAAGATGTATTAACTTCTTATTACTACACCCAGAGTTAGTAACACAAGAAACAAATGCTAGATCTATAACTACTTTCTTTAACGCAATATCAAGCTTTGAATCTTTTGAAGATAACTTATCTATGATTCAAATGATTGGTGAAGGTAGTGTTGGTGATGCTTTTGCATCTATGTTTACCACCTTTATTAATAATAAGCTAGATAAGCTTGTTACACCTAAAGATTTATTAACTCATGATAATGAACAATATATTCTTAATGAGTTGAGATCTTGTATTGGTAAAGATGATACTTACCGTGCAGATATTGCATCTACATTAGCCACAAGACTTGGTAACTATGCTGTAGTATATTCTCAAGAGAATACAGTAACACAGAAGATTACTGATAGACTTAAAGCTTTGTGTACTCTAGACTATTTTACTAATGATCTTAAATATCTAGTTGTACGTACAATATTTAATGGTAATAAAAAGAAGTTTAACAAACTGATGATGATCCCAGAGATTGTCACAATGACAATGAAATAATGGCAAAGAAAACTATATTTCAAGAGTATAGTAAAGCTGCATTATCACACTATGATTTGGTTGATGACCCCATTTATGGGGTTGTCACCTCATCTGGTGTTGAAGATGTACTATGTACTCAAGATGAAAAAACATATAATGATATACTTGAAGTATTGACACGTCCTACTGAAACAGATCAGACGTTTATAAATAAGAAGAAAGCTTTTGTTCTACCAGGGAGCCCAGTATCTAATGATAAGATTAAGGCTGCGCTTAAAGAACATAAGATTACTGTAACAAATGATTATACTCAGGCAGATTTAATGGTAACGCATGATAATATCAATAGTAGTTATGAAAATAGTGCAAATCCTAGAGTAACTCACATGCTTTGGCAGCTTTGGAATTATGAAACTACTAGTGGTGGTGGTCAAACATCTTCGTTTGCTAATATGATTAAGGATCATGATAAGCATGTTATCATTACAAATAAAATAACTGATAGACTTAGATATTATGATTTAGATATAGAAGATTCTTTATTTGATGTATGGGCTATAACAGGTTTAGCACTTAATCTAGCACACCGTATTGAGATGGGTGATATGTCTACAGTTAGTATTGACACAGTATTACATACCTCTGCAACAAAACGTGAGTTAACTCATGATCTATGTGATCAAATAGTTAGTATGTGGAATGCAGGTGGTGATGATCGTACTATGTGTGAGAGTTTGCTGGTAAACTTAGATTATACTAAGAGTCTACATCTTATGTGGAATTTAGTGCAAGAGTTGGGTAGCATACATTATAATCACCACAATAAAGATCTAAAGTATTGGTTAGAAGCATCTAACTGGGAAAGATATTATAGCTTATCTGCTCAAGATATGATCAAATATTTAGAAGAAGAAGAAAAATTAAATAAAGAATCTTTTAGATATTTAGAACCTATTGTAAGAAAAGATATACAGATTCATAATAGAGATCTTTATGTATTTAAAGTTGCTGTAAAAAAGGAGTATCAACAATATTTAAAATAAAATTATGAGAAGAATATATAACGTATCTATAAAATTAAGTGAGGGAAATCACAAGATCAAAAAAGATAATGGCAAGTATAAAATTCATGAAAGTAATTGTGAATATAAACAAGGAGCATATTGGGTTGGTTCTATAGCAGGTTGGCAAATAGGAGATGAAGAACTAAAAAATATTGGCTTAGGTAATACACTATCTCTAGATAAGAGTACTATAAAAGATAAAAAGTTTTATAGGCATCCAGATTTAAATTTACCTAGAACTAAAGTAGACTTATTAAAAGATAAGTACAATATAAAAGTTACCAGAAAGAAAGAGAGTGCTGACTTTGAAATTATATCTAAGAAAGGTATTCAAAAAATGGTTACTAAAGTTTGGGACAAACACTATAACAAAAGGCTTTTGTATACATATCTAGTCAAGTTAAAGAATGATGATCTGTTATCTGACTGTGCTTTAAATTGGTTCAGAAAGTTATTACAAGATACAGAACAGGATGCTATGTTTTGTGTTGAAGTAAATAGATATTATTATGGTAGTAATCTAAGTAAAGCACAAGAAGATTTTGTGCAAGATATTGTTAATGAAACTAATGATATATTTAGCGGAAATGATAGTAGTTTAGTTGTTGGTATGTGTACTAGCAAAGCAAGAGCTAATGATCCAAAACTTTTTGTTGAAATGGTTGCAGCTAATAATTTAGTTTTAGATGAAACTATGATAGATATTATAGATGAGGGTCTTGCAGTTATAGGTAATGATAGATATGATGAGATAGAAACAATGATTCAGAGTGGCAATATAGATGACAGGTCTCTAGCTGTAGAGATGTTAGCTAATTGCAATGTAAACAAATCATTTGATGTTGTATCCGGCATATACTATTGGCATTATGACTGGTTTAAGAATTCTAATAATTGGAATACAGTTAATGTTAAAGCTTTTAGAACTCAGATGGAAAACTATCAAGGAGGACATTGTACAGGTCAGATATGGTCTTATAATAATTATATAAAAAAGCTAGCAGATGATGGAAAATTAACTAAATTTGCTGTAGATAAGACTAGACAATTAGTCTTAGATAAGCTCCTATGCAAAGAGGTTGGTCCCGCTAGTGAGTGCTTTAAAGTTGATTTAAGTAATCTAGTATTATCAGATAAATATAAAGACTATATGACAGATGAATAGAGACTATATAAAAGAGGAGGAGTTTTATGCAGATAAAGATTTCTGCTTTAGCTACTCCTCTTTAAATAAGTTATTATTTTCACCTTCCTTATTCTATAAGGACTATATACTAAAAGACCGTGAGGTCAGAACAGACAAACATTTGATAGAAGGTAAAGCTTTACATTGTCTTATGTTTGAGCCAGAACAATTTAAAAATAAATTTAATATAGTACCTGGTAAATTACCTAGTGATAATATTAGAAAAGTCTTAAAGGACATGTCTCTGCATACAGATGCAGAAACTCTTGTTGACTGTGAAGACTTTGTTATATTAGACTCTTTGAAAACTCTTAATCTATATCAATCTCTTAAAAAAGATGAAGCACGTATAGCTAAAATTAGAACTCAAGATAATGAACCTTATTGGGAGTTCTTACTTAAGCCAAACGTAGATGTTATAGATCAAGAAACAAATAAAAGATTAGGAGAAAGCCTTACATATCTAAAGAATAATGATGAGGTAATGAGCTTACTCACTAATGATACTACTGACTTTGATCTTGATCCAATTGAAACACATTGTGAGAAATATTTAAAATCAGATTTGAAAGACTGTAACTTTGGCCTACATGGATATATAGATTACTTAAAAATAGATACAGATAAAAAGACTGCAACTATATGTGATCTAAAAACATCAGGTAAGAGTGTCTCTGAGTTTAAAGAAACTGTAGAGTACTATAATTATTGGTTACAAGCTGCCATATATATGAAACTTGTCTATGATTTCTTAGGAGATGATAGAGATGAATATACTATGGAGTTTAAGTTTATTGTAATAGATAAATACAATCAAGTTTATGTCTTTGATGTTAGCCAAGAAACCATAAATACATGGTCTAATGGCTTGTTTGGTGTAATAAATGGTGCAAAATACCATTATGATAACAGAAATTACTCTTTACCTGTGGAATTCTTAACAAATAAGATTACCTTATAGTATGAGAGTATATACTGACTATTTTCAGAAGAGCAAGGTTTTTCTTTATCCTCTATTGAAGTTAAAGAAGGGCCTGCCTTTTGTCCCTAGACAAACATATATTTGTTGGGATAATGTGTATACACCTGAAGATTGCAGATTCTTTTGTGAATATAAAGTAAAGTATACAGATAAGTTTAGCAAATTTATTGCTGAGTATTTAAGTAGAAATATTTACTTTGAAGACTATATAAAACTTGATGATAGACAGCATTTGTTTATTTATGACTTAACTAAATTAAAAGCAGACTATAAAAGATTTATAGAGGGTAAATACTCTCAGTTCTCTTTAGATTCTAAGATCACTATACTAGATTTCTTTTCTGATGACACTAAAGTAGCAGATTATGTACAGGGATTTTTAACACCTGAAGATGTTCATGTTGATTACGCTGAATTCTTGGACGTAAGTTTAGAAACTTTAGAACGTGTGCATGAGATATGTACACCGCCTAATCTAGAAAAAGAAACTTTAATTAATAATAATTTAATTTTAGACCAGTTATTAAAAAGAAGTTCCATATCTTTGACAAAAACCAAATAAAATGGCAAACCAAATTGGACAAAACATGATGTTAGTAAACTCTAGTTTTAGAGGTGCTAAATCATTTACACTTATTCCTGTGAGCCAAGACTCACCATATGTAGAAGCTTTGTTTGACCCATCGTCAAGCATGTTAGCTATCATTAGTAAAGTAATGAAACAATCATATCATATGGTTCCTAAATTAGATGATGAGGGACAACCTATGAGATTAAAGAAGCCTAATATGCAAACAGGCAAAACAGTAAAAGAAGAAAGAAGACTTGTTGATACATTCTCTGAGTTTTATCTTAGTGATAAGAAAGACATTGAAACTTTTATTCATATGTTTGCAATTAATGCTGACACATTTGATTATAAAACACTTCTTGATGTTGATGTAAATAAAACTGAAACATCTAAGATTATATTACCAGGACAGTAAGATTTTTTATTTACTGACTTAAAAAGGAAAGCCTATTGATTTAGGCTTTTTTTGGCTATAAATAATAAATTAAAAAAATTAGATGAAGCATTGGGTAATGGACTATGAGACATTATCTAATTGTTTTGTAGGTGTGTTTGAACATTATAAAACACAAGAATCAAAAGTATTTATAATACATGATATACAGAATGATTTAGATAAGTTTATAGAATTCTTAAAACAAAATTATACAAACAGAGAGTGGCATATATCCTATAATGGATTAGCCTTTGATGGTCAAGTTACTCATTATATTATAGACAACTATAAAGACTGGGAAGATCTAGATGGTTGTGATATAGCTAGACAAATATTTATTTATGCTCAGACTTGCATACAAAAGTCAAGGAATAAAGAGTTCCAAGACTATCCGCAATGGAAGATGAAGATTAATCAAATAGATATTTTTAAAATGCATCATTGGGATAATCCTGCAAAACGTTCTAGTCTTAAATGGATTCAGTACAGTATGGATTGGCAGAATATATTAGATATGCCTATTCATCATGATACTGTTATTGAAGATAGAGATCAGATAGATACAATTGTAGAATATTGTGTCAATGATGTTAAGTCTACTAAAGAGATATACAATAGATCAAAGTCACAGATTGGCCTTAGAAAAGAGCTTACTAAGAAATATGGTATTAATCTTTTTAGTGCATCTGAACCAAGAATAAGTAAAGAGTTATTTGGTTATTATTTAACACAAAAACTAAATATACCCAAGAGAGATCTTAGAAATATGAGAACTCATAGAGATATCATAAAAGTAAAAGATATCTTGTTACCGTATATAGAGTTTAGTTCCCCTGAATTTAAATTACTATTCCAGCGCTTCTCTTCTTTAGAAGTAAACGCAGGTAGTTTGAAGGGTGCATTTAAATATAATCTTATATATAAAGATGTAAAGACTCATTTTGGTTTAGGCGGTGTTCATGGTGCAGCAAATAAAGGTGTATATGAAAGCAATGATAAGATGATTATCATGTCTTCAGATGTTACCTCTTTCTATCCTAACCTTGCAATAAAGAATAGATGGTCACCAGGACATTTTCCAAAGCAAGAGTTTTGTGATCAGTATGAGTGGTTCTTTGAAGAAAGAAAGAAGATACCTAAGAGTAATCCTATGAACTATGTTTATAAGATTATACTTAATAGTACCTTTGGCCTAAGCAATGATGAGAATAGTTTCTTTTATGATCCAGAATTATGTTTACGTATTACTCTTAATGGACAGTTGACACTAATGATGCTGTATGAACAGATCATGGAAAGAATCCCAGGTGCTGTAGCTTTATTACAAAACACAGATGGTATTGAGACAATGATTCCTAGAGAATATATGGATTTATATATGCAGATCTGTAAGGAGTGGGAAGATAAAACAAATCTTAACCTAGAACATGATGAGTACCAAAAGCTTGTACTAGCTGATGTCAACAATTATATTGGTGTGAATAACTTTATAGATGTGGATATCACTAAATGGAGGGAAATTAAACAGAGTCAGCCTCACTATCTATTTAAAGTAGATAATGACAAATTTAGTTTTGCTCCAGTCAAGCTTAAGGGTAGATTTGATTTTCATAATTTACAGTTGCATAAGAATAAGTCCAAATTAGTTATACCTAAAGCTATCTATCAGTACTTTGTACATGATGTATTACCAGAGCAGTATCTAGAACAGAATAAAAATATTCTAGATTATTGTATTGGTGGTAAATCAAAAGGAGATTGGAAACAGGTTGCAAGATCTATCGTAGATGGTGATTACACTGAAGAAAACTTACAGAAAATAAATAGATACTTTATTTCTAAGGGCGGTGTAAAGATTATCAAGGTCAACAAAAATGATGATAGAGAGATACAACTAGAAGCAGGACGTTGGTTGCAGACAGTATACAATAAAATGGAGGTTGAACCTAAATGGGAAAACTATAACATTGATAAAGCATACTATCTACAAGCAATTGAGTCTGAGATAAACTCAATTCTTTCTGTAGCATCAAATCAACTAAAATTATTTTAATGATTAAAAGGCAAAGAACTAAAACTCTTGTTACTAAGCCTAATAATAATAGTGCAAATTGCATAGCTCCTAATATTATCTACGGATGTATGGGGGGCTGTGTAAACACTTATTGTTATATGGCCAGATATAACGGTAAAAGAGTTTTTGTTAATAGTAATGTAGATCAAATTTTTAAGTCTGTTGTAGAGTGGGAAAAAACTTTTTATAAAGTCCCTGATCAACAAGACCCTATATATACAATGGTAGATATTGCTTGCAACTCTGATTTAGTTCTAATGCAGCGTCATATGCCGGAACCTTTGATAGATTATCTAAAGAGATATGATGATCACCCACAACTTAATAGTACTATGGCTACTAAGTATCCAGGATTATTAAAGTTAGATGTGAATCACTTTAATAAGAAACCTAGAGTTCGTGTAAGTCTCATGCCTCAAAAGTATTCTAGTATATTAGAGCCTAAGATGCAGTCTATTAGCTCTAGAATATTAGATGTAGAAAGACTTAAAGCGTTAGGATGGGAAGTTCATCTTAATTATAGTCCTTTAATATTCTATCCCGGTTGGAAAGAAGAGTATAATGATTTATTCTCTGAAGTAAATGCATATGCAGGCATAAATAAGTGTGAGGTAATAGCATTAACCAATCATAGAAATCAAATGGCTAAAGCATCAGTACGTGCACAAGATCTTATGAAGAGATCATATGAGATAAAAAACAAGTCTGGTGTTATGAGATATCCATTGATACATAAGACACGTCTTATAAAAGAATTCAAGCAGATATACTCAATATATTTTCCAATTGAGACAATAAGATATATATTTTAATTTGCTGAGTCAAATTAATTTATTATATTTACACTTTAAAAGTTTATAATTATGGGATATAAAAAACCAACAGAGACCACAAGGTCATTTTTAGAGAATGCACCCTTACCTAACCATGGTAAGAGTTATACAGTAGTATCACATAAATCCGTGATAGACAACACTTTAAATCTTCTTAATGCTAGCGGATTTAGAATAGATAGAGAAATATATAGAGCAAACGTGAATGCCAATGTAGCACAAGGCATATATCATATCTATCCAATAAACACAACTGATAAAGAAATTAGTAGTGAAAAGGAATTAGGGATGATGTTTGCCTGGACAAATTCATATGATAAGAGTACACGCTTTCAGTGTGCTGTAGGAGCATATGTTGCAGTTTGTTATAACGGTATGATTGCTGGAGATATGATGAATTTCAAAAGAAAACATACAGGATCTGCAGACTATGACGTTAAAGTGCATCTTACAGATCAAATAAAGAATGCTGAGAAGTATTATAAGCGTTTGATTAAAGACAAAGAACTTATGAAAACTATTAAGATGAACTGTAAAGAACAGTCTGAAATGATAGGTAGGCTCTTTGTAGAGGAAGATATGCTTGACTCACAACAAATGACATGCCTTAAGTCTGAAATGAACAAACCATCTTTTAACTATGGTGATTATGACAATACAGCCTGGGCCTTTTACAATCATGTTACGCATGCATTGAAGAAAGCTCACCCAAGAGATTGGTTAGTTGACCAACAAAATTTTCATGACTTCATTACTGCTGAGTGTTTTAATAATGGAAAGACTCTGCAGGATTTTGATTTAAATTTTGATAATACTGATTTAGGTATAACTATGGCTGACACAGAGTTAGCAGTAGAAATTGATGAGGATGTAACTCATTCTAGATTAGTACAGGATGTCTACATGGGAAGATGATAAGGCTAATCCTAATAATACTTGTAATAATATTTTGTTTCTGGATTTCTACCAAGAATGACATGAAGCATTTTTAAGAGGGGAAGAACCAACTAGGTCAAGTTTTTGCATTCTTGACCTATTCCCTTCCTCTTATAAAAGAATAACACATGGACGCAAAACAAAGAAAAGATAGGCCTGTATTTACAGGAGTTATAAAATACTTTCCAAAAGCTCTTATGGAAATTGCTAAAGTTTCTTTAGCAGGAAATCAGCAACACCATCCTGATAAACCGTTACACTGGGATCGTGAAAAGTCAACTGATGACTTTGATGCACTCGCTAGACATCTAATAGATGCTGGTAATATTGATACTGACGGAATTCGTCATACTGCAAAAGTAGCATGGCGTGCATTAGCTTGTCTAGAAAAAGAACTAGAAGCAGCTGATGAATTCGTTGAGCAATATAATAGGAATCGTGATGTAAAAGATCATATTCTAAGTCATGATGATATAATATCTGGAACTGAAACAGGCTATGTAGATGGAGGAATATGAATCTAAAAAATGCTCAGCGTGTAATGTTACCAATATAATTATAGACAAAGAGAAACAAACTCATTGTCTAAATTGTGGAGAAAAACTATAATATGAAAAGATATAATGTTTACTATATACCTTGGGATAAATTAATGGGTGAAGACCCCGCATATCATACACAATGGATGATTGTCTACGCAGACACACCAGGAGAAGCTAAAAAGTTTGGAAGATCAGATGGATTAGTTACTGAAGTATCTCTCAATAGGAGAGCTGACATATAAAAGATAAAGCATAGGGGGTTATACTCCTTATGCTTTTTTATCATTAAATTGTTTAGACATAATACTATTCATAGTACCCAGTACAGTTTTGTCTGGATTAGGTCTAAAACCACCTTTATTACCATTTTGAGCATAACTTACTACAGATCCACTCTCTCTTTTAATTTTAGGTTCATTTTTTGTCTTTGACATAATCTTTTAGTTTATTTAATAACCATTTATAATCAGGATGATTCTTTGTAGCTAATAGCCTAAAAGATATTTCATCCGCTAATTTTTCTAAATCCATAATTACAGACTAAATCCAATAGCATTCAACTCTGCTCTTACAAGATTAAAGTAATATGCATTAGTACCACCATTTGTTACATTACCACTATAGGTTATTCTTGTTGGTGCTCCATGTGATTCAGCACGTAAACTTTGTGTAGCCACACTATATGCTGTTGCTTCTGGTAAGAAGCTGTTATCATAACCATTAACTGTACGTCCTCCTGTTTGAGCAAAACCATTTGGACCCAGTATTTGTTCTAAGTCATTGGTTCCTGTAGCTAATACTCTAAAGAATATACCTCTATATATTGTATTGTTACCAGCCGCTGTTTCTAATGCACTAATAAATCCTTTTGTTGCTGTTACATCATTTAATATATTTAGGTTTGTAGTGTTTTGTCTGTCATTCCAAGTATTAGCTCCGGTTTCACCAGGACTTGCTTCATATGTATTATTACCATTACTTGATTCATCAGCCCATGCTGTTACAACAATTTGATCTGCATCTGGGAAATATCCTGCTGGACCTATTGTAGCTACAGCAGAACCACCTTGTGCTTGGAAACCTAAATAACCAATAGGTCTTTCAAAAGGCTGGTGGTACCAATATATATGACTATCATACATATCTTGACCATTAGTTGCTGGATCATTATTACCGCTTGAAGCTGTACCACCTGTTGCATAAAAGTCTTGGAGCAGTCCTCTAAAGTTAGTGACACTATTATAGTCTGCTGTTTTTTGAGCTTGAGTTAGTTCAAATGTTATAACATCACCATTGCTTGTATTTTGAGGTAGACTTAATGTAAGGTTGTTTGTTCCACCGCCTGAAACTACTGTAGTACCTGCTGTGATTCCATTACCTGAAACTGTCATTCCATTTACAATACATAATTGAGAATCATCTGTATTTCCACCAGCATCGTTAACTCTTCCTGGATTTCCACCAGCTACTGCAAATGTTAATGTTGTTGTTCCAGAATTATTACCATCAGATTGCTTTGTAACTTGAGGTACACTACTCATTTGTGCTGTTGCTTGAATTGTAGTAGCCATAGATCCTGAAGTATCACTAGTAAACACAAAGTATGTATCTTTTGTTACTGCTAGTCCACCAATAGTAAATGTTTGAGCATCTGAATTACCGTCTGGATCTGTAACTGTCATTATAACATCAAAGTTACCACCAGTAACAGGATAAGTTCCTGTCAATGTTCCTGTACAGTTATTATTATTTGTAAATGATAACCAGCTAGAACCTGCTGCAGGGAATATTTCTACAGGACCAGTACCATCATTTACTGTAATTACATAAGTTAAATCAGTACAAGGATGATCTGGATCAGCTGTGGTCCAGTTATAGTTCCAAGTATCTCCACCAGTTAAGTTTGGATATGTACCTGCAGTAACTGGATCAGTTGAAGTCCACACCGGAGGTTCAGCTACTGGTAAAATATTTAAAGTAACCGTAGCTGTATTACTTTCACAGTAACCATCATTATAAGAAAATGTAAATGTTACACTTCCGTGATAGTTTGCTGTAGGTGTGAATGTAAATGCACCTGTAAAAGTCTGAAAATTTAATGCTCCGGCTGAAGGGTCAGATAATCCACTTACTGTATATAAACCTGGATACCCACCATAACCATTATCTACTATAGTAACAGTGCCAACTATATCATTATCTTCATTAGCAGTAAAGCTTGAGTTACTAGCAACTGGACATACATTTTCAGAAAATAACTTACAACAAGATTGCCAGTATAACATGTTATTTGGTGTTCCTGGAATTTTATAGTTGTGATATGTAAACTTAAGTGACTCACCAAATAAAAGACCTGATGTTGGATAACCGTTATCTACTCCTGGTGTCCAACTAACTCTATTATCAAATAAATTTCCTACAACACCCCAGCCGTTAGGGAATCTTATTGCATTATCTGCTAGTAATGATCCTTGCTTTACATTTTCTGCTATAACAACTCCTGTTTGACCATCAGTCAAGTTAGTCATACCTTTAATTGGTTTGAATGCTACGGATGTATCATCAAGTGGCACATATGCATTTAAGAACGTCTGGTTCCAGTCATCTGTTGTACTCATAGTAAGAGTATCAAAACCTACTGGAGGTACAATTGTACTTACATCTCTGAATTTAACTTCATTAGCAGCACCTGTATCTCTTACTAATACTTCAGTAAGTGTGTCATCTTGTGCAACACTATCTAATTTAACTATACCAACATTCCTTAGCATACCATCATTCTTTACTTCAGTTGCTGGTGTAGAAGAGTTTCCATCTTGAATAAGTAAAGAACAACCTAATGATTGATTATCTGGTGACCATAGTGGAATTCTATATACATCACATACTTCACCTATAATAGCTGCAGGATTATCTTGCCATGAAAAAGTAGTACCATCAGAAATAAGAATCTGATCTGCAGTACCAATAGGCAATTCAACCTTAAGGTTATTAGAATCTCCTTGCCATAAAGCGCCATATGTAAGATATTCTACTACATCATCATCATGCCAAACAACTCTACCATCTGCAAGACCAACAAGAACTTGAGATACTTGACCTAAGTTACCTTGTGAATCATATACAGGTCCATTAAGAATTACGCTTGAGTTTATGGTTGTTGTCTCAGCTGGAACACCAGGGACATCAGTACCATGTACTACATTCACATTTGCTGTAAAAGTAGTTCCGTCCATTGTAAAGTTTGCATCATCCTCTAGCTCACCATTAGCACCTACTATAACTACACGGTCTTCTGTAAGGTCTAATATATTTGCTGAGCCTGCAGTAAGTTGTAAGTCTACTATAAGATTACCATTGTTAACTGTAATAGTATCACCAATAGCATTTTGTGTGATAATAGAATCCTTAAGAGTATCCCAAGAACATGATCCTTCAGGGTCAGTATATACTGGTATAAATCCAGGATTACCTGAACCAATTTGTGTTCTTGTTAAATGTTCTGTTGCTTCACAAACTAAATCTCCCCACTTAATAACAAAAGGTTCCATAGTAGGATTATAAGAAGCACCAGTATTTAACTTACTAGTATGATAAAGCTTACCAAACTCAAAATGATCTCTCATTTTGTCTAGCTTCTTTTTCTTTTTGTTTCTCTTTAATAGTCCTAAGACCTCTTGTATATAAACACTCATAGTTTTATTTTTTTTTTGTTTTATATTGTATCTAGTGATGTATCATATATAACCACATTAACTGTCTCACCATTTAAAGATGCACCAGTATTCATATGTTTTGTACCAATGGTACATGACGTTGTTGTTTTTCCTCTTACATTACACCATACGGGTGTATTAACATTTTCACTTGTAACTACAACAGCATAGTTAACACCTGATAAAGGCTTAGTCCATGATAATGAACAAGTACTACCACCACTACCACTAACTGTTAATGTACCTATAGCTGATCTTCCTGTATTTGCATCACCTGCAAAACCTGATTGACCTGTAATAACTCTACACCAAGCAACAGCTAATGGAGCTGTGCTTCTTTGAACATACTTGTCAAACATGTCTTTGATTTCTGTTCTGTATACATTACTATTATTTAAATGATTGTAGATTATCTCATCTTCTTGGATGTTAAGTACTTCTGTAGTTCCATTTGGAGCACATAATACTACGTTATCTGCACCGGCATAGTCTACTAATATATTATTACTAGAGTCAATATCAATACCACATCCTGCAGTATAACTTCCTCCTGAACCACCCGGTTGACTCCAGTTTCCTGTTGCGTCTAAGAAGAACTTTGGATTACCTGGATCAGAACCATATGATGGTACATGACCTACTTTAGTTCCTCCTGCAAATGCATTAGAAACAAAGTTAAGTGATCCTGCAGCAGACACAGTAGCTGATACTGGTGCACCTGTACTTACATTTAAACTAGGAGTAAAACTAACAACTGGTTGTGAGCCAGCAGTAATAGCAGTTATGTGTCCTGTTGAATTTACTGTTATTGACTTTGGGAAAGGTTTTACGCCTGCTCCAACGCCTGATGAATCATGTGTTACTGTTACAGTATCTGCAACTGATGTTGCTGTACTAATTGGTCCAACACCTAAGATTTTTACATTATCATTGTTAGATACTGTCTGTGCTCCTCCAGTATCACCTTCTAAACTAAACTGAGTCATACCTCCACCAGCAGTCCCAGATGAAGCTGCAGTTAACCTTCCTTGTTGATCTACAGTTATGTTTGCATTAGTGTAAGAACCCGGAGTTACAGCTGTGTTATCTAAATTAACAACAACTTTTGGCCCTCCAGTTCCTACTGTTGCTATACCTGTACCGCCTTCTATATCTACTTGAGATCCACTTGTAACTGATTGGAAAGACCCAGAGTCACCACCAATAGTAAATCCAGAAAAGTTTCCTGGTAAATTACCAATTGGCATATAAAATACTTCTTTACTACCTCCTGCTTCTGACCAAGGAATCATATCCTCAGTAGTTGCAGTTTTCTGGCTTCTTACTAATATATAGTTATCAGCTCCTTCATAATCAACATCAAATCTAACTCCCGCAGCTTGATTATTTGTAGTATTTATACCTGATCCTCCTACAAAGTCTATAACGTCCCCACTTACAACGGTAAAGTCTGCTCCTGTATCTGCTGACGTATCCCAACTATAAGCTGAACTACCATTTGATGCTGCAGTAATTCTACCTTGTGCATCAACTGTAATATTTGCAGCAGTATATGAACCAGGAGTAACTGATGTATTTGTAAGGTTTATTATTACTTCTCCGTTAAGACCTGGATTATTAGTTTCTATACCAGTACCACCGCTTATAGTAAGAGTTCCACCACTTTGAATAGTATTATTAGAACCTAAATCAGCAGCCATTATAAATGGTTCATAAAGACCAGGTAAATCACTAATTTTTGTTTTATAAACGTTATTGTCTGTTACATCATGGAATGCTATAAGGTCATCTTTTGTAATTCCTACAGCTGATCTAAGATTAATATAGTTATCTATTCCTAAATAATCTATATTGACACTTGGTTGTGGTCCACCACTATTGATTACTGTTATACCGTCTCCTCCTAAAACATCTGTTACATCTCCTTGAGGTATTGATGGGAAATTTTGTAAATGACCAGTACCATCTATATATTGTGATGCTGATCCAATTGCTGATATAGTTATTGTACCCGAACTAGTAATAGGTGAGTTTGCAACAGAGAAAGCAGAAGGAACTGCTATGTCAATACTAGTTACTGTTCCTGACCCAGCTGGTACTGCCCATTGCCCATCTCCTCTATAGAAGGTTGTTGCATCTGGAGTACCGCCTGCATTTATTAGTCCTATTGACATCTGACCTGCACTTACTGCTGAGTCAGTTTCAATACCTGCACCACCTGATGTAACAATTCCTGTAAATTTTAGGTTGGTTCCTGAACCTACTGTTATATCTGTACCTTCATCAGAATCTGCAATCCAGTTTCCATAGTATCCTGTTGGTGTAAAAGTAATTAGACCACCAACATCTGCTATTGTCATTCCTGCTCCTGGAGCTAAGGTTACTGTATCTGTACTACCATCAGATCCTACAAGGTTTAAGTTAACATTGCTTCCACTAGTTACTGCAGTGAAATCATATGTAGTACCAGGTATAGTTGAAACAGGTGCCCACTTATTAGTTTTTGTTAAATATCTTTCTCCTACAGCCGCTGTACCATCTACAGCACTTAAGTCTGCAGCTAATGTTCCTGCACTTGTTATTGTTCCGCCAGTAAGATTTACATATGTACCACTGTTTGTTGCAATAGATGTAACTGTACCTTGAAACTGATCTGTTGAGTTTATGATTACATTTCCTGTACCGCCTGATGGGTTAATTGTTATGTTTGTTCCTGCAATAATTTGATCTACTGCACCGCCTCCACTTCCTCCAGGGAGAGAAGATATCAAGGCTTTCTTTATGTCTCCATTATCACTAGTATCAGAGAACCAAATAAAGTCATTATCTTGAGGGTCCGCCACTGGTGCAATCAATATAGCATTATCTGGTCCAGCATAATCAATATTTATTACAGGTGCTATTCCTGTACCTGTTATGTCAATACCATTACCACCACTAACTCCACCTGAAGGAATTCCTGTACTGGCTATTTGTATAGCGTTTCCGGTATCTGATATAGTAATATTATTACCAGGCTGAATTTTAACAATATCAGTAGTTCCATCACTACCTGAAAGCTTAATATCAGCATTAATTCCGTTTTGTACTGATGTTAAATCATATGTTGTATCATCATCAGCAGGATTTGGTAATGTTACAGTCTTAACATTCACGGCTGTTGGGTGACCTGTTGCATCTTGAGTTACAGAATCTATAACTGTAAAGCTTGCACCTGCAGCAGGTGATACTGCTGAAGTTGTATCAGTTCTTGTTGTATTATCATGAGTTACAGCTATATCTAGATTATTAATGTTTGTAGTTATTTTAGTACCACCAAGTATTGAAACTTGATCTCCATCTGTAACATCTGTAACTACACCATTATCTGCTGTTAGATCCCATGAAGACATTGAGCCAGAACCATTTGAAGTCCACTCTAATCCACCGCCAGCAGATACTGTAAGAACTTGACCTGTTGTTCCAGTACCATTACTTAATTCTATTTTACTGTTACCGGCTGCTAACACCAAGTAATTAACTTTTAATTTTTTAGTGCCAGCTAAAGTATACATATCTACTCCATCATAGACTATATGACTTTCACCTAATGAACACGTACCACCATCCCAAATTGGAATAGTATTTTGAGTATTAGCACCAGTACATTCTACAAAAACGCCTGCTGTTACATCTAATTCAATTGTTGCATTAGCTACGTCTACTGTTTGAGTTATACCTGCTCCAGTTTCTATTGTTATAATATCTGAAGTACCATCAGAACCTTGTAAAGTTAATTCTGCTTTTCCTGCATTATTTGCAAGGACATAGTCATAAGTTGTATTTCCGGCACCATTAATTGCATCTGCCAATTGTTGTACAGAGATTAGTGTTTGTTCTACCTTTGGTAGGTAAGCCATTACATTTAGCTCACTAGACCCTCTAGTTGATAAAACTAAAAAGTCATCCTTATTTACTGTATAAGGATTCTCTGCATATTTTTTCTTGGAAAATAATCCAATTACATCTTGTAATAATGATCCCATCTTTTTTAATTTTTATAAGAACAGCGCTGCTAGTTTTACATTAGTTTGTGCTGAACATGTTATTGTTATATTACCATTAGCATCATTAAAAGCATCAACTTCAAAAGGGCCTAAAAACCCTTCTTCTCCTGCAGCTAAACTTAGAACTGCGTTTTCTTTCTTTAATACACCTAATAAAGGATCTACTACTGTTGATATTTCTGGTATTACAGTAGCTGTGATTGCTGATCCACTATCATTTTGTACGTGAAAGAATTGTTTAGCAGTATTCTTGAGTGTATCTCCACCTGCTGAAGGTGTAGCATACGTAGGCTCAAGACCTGCTTGTGATATTTGTTGTGCTGTTATTTGTGCCATGTTTAATTTTTTTAACTATTTCTATATCCTCTTTTAAAAGCTGCTGACTGAACAGGTTCTTTTGCTCTTGTATCTTTCATTTCACAAACAATACCTGCTTTAGCTAGCCTCTGTTTTTTAGCTACTTTTTTTCTATTCCTTTTTTGCTGTATAGCTTGAGGAATTGAGGTAGGGTTATAATAGCCATTCTCTACCTTGCCGTTTCCCATTGGGAATGAAATTTTCTTACTCATAATTAGCTTCTTCTTCTGCCCATGTTACCATAGCCTGCTTTTTTAACTTTAGACTGACCCATCATTCCATCCATAACTCCTCCACCGTTCATGAATCCTTTTAGTCCACCGCCTTTAGCCATGCTTTCCATGTTCATTTCACGTGCAGTCATACCCATTCCTCCGTCTCCCATAGACATTTTTGGGTCTCTATCTCCACCAATGTTATACTTTCTCATTGATCTTTTTTTCATCTTTTTTTTAGAGCCTCCTTTTTTGTAGGACATATTTGCTCTTCTCATATTATCTGGCATAATTTCTAATTTTTAATTGTTAATATTACTTTTTAATTGTTTGAAACTTTTCAAATCCTCTTGAACCAAAATATGCCACATATATTGTAACAAGAAGTGTTTTTAATAATTCTACCCAGCTCTCGTCTATATCAAATGCAATATTTAGTGAGTCAAGTATTATATAAAGAGATGTTATAACTGTTAAATAAATAAGAGTCATAGGTCTTGTATTCTTGCTAAGCCATGAATCTGATTTCATATCTGATTCCCAACGCTTAGATACTTCAGCCATTTCTATCATATCTAATTCAAGAAGCTTCATTGCTTTCTCTTTATCTTCTGCTGGTAATGGTTCTTTATCTATAAGATTTTTAACCACACCCAAGACACCGGCATCAGGTAATACATCACCAACAACACCCAAAATAGATGGTGCTTTCTCTAATAAGAAATTACCAACTTTTGTGTCTCTAAATTTTTTTCTAGGTTTTTTATCACTCATAATTTTTTATTTTAAGGATATATTCTAATCTCTAAAGGAGTTCTAAATAATATATCATCTGCTTCTAAATTATTACTTGTTGCTCCATGAAGAAATGTTTGTACTGTAAAATTCATATTACCAGCAGATACAACATTAACTCCACCCGGACCACTCTTTATAGTATCATGAAACATAACCATAGTTTTATCTGGGTCAACAGCCGTATTATATGTAAATCTATATCTTCCTGGACTAGTACGTACACCAGTTACACTATTACCTGTATCATTAGCTAATTGTGTAACGGCTGGATCATTAGTGCCAGATTGTGATACTAAAGCACAATAACTTGTATATCCTAATTCAGTACCTCCTGATCCATTAGAAGCAGCTGTTATCCTACCCTGCTGATCTACAGTAATATTAGCGTTTGTATATGACCCCGGTGTTACTGCTGTATCTTGTAAAAATATTTTTACAGTATCATTTGTACCATCACCTTCTGTTTCTATTCCTTGTGAGCCTGTTAAAGTTATATCATCTCCATCTACTACAACAGCACTACCACTATCAGAAAGAAGTTTAAATATTCCTAGACCTCCAGAAGCCGCACTTATTGTTATTTCATTTGGGCTTTGAGCAATAGTAATATTAGGACCTTCCACTAAAGTTCTAAAGTTTAGTGTCTCACCAACTTTATCTTTCCATACTTTTGCACCAGCTCCTACATTTGCTGCAGTATTAGGCTCTCCTTCTGTTGTGATTTCTATAAAGTCATCATCCGCAGAAGTTGCAAGAGTTAGATTGCTGCTCATTGATTTCAAGGATCTGTAGAATACGGTACAAGTTTCTGTAACTTCATCAGATACTGTTTTCTGATATACTTGTCCTGTGCCAGCAGGGGGAACAACTGGAGAGTTTGCATGATCACAATGTTCTGCAGCAATCTTTAAGTCTCTTACTTTTATAACCTTTACACTCTTATATGGTATAGGAGATGCAACACCAGTCATTTCTGGTGCCTCGTGAAACTTACCAAGAACCAAAACGTCATCAAGTTCTGCCTTCTCAGCGTAGACCCCTCTCTTTATTAAACTTAATACGTCAGTTAAGATGTTCATCTCTTTTTATTTTTTTTGCTTCTTCCACTGTATGTGTTATGAGTGCCACCGCCTAACTTATAAGCTTGTTTCTTTTCTATTCCTGTTTCAACTTCTCTTACTATTCTTTCAGCGTTGCCACCCTTACGCATCTTCTCTATTGTAGAAGACATCATAATTTCATCAAGCTCACCTCCAGATCTCATCAAGAGCTTTGTTTTTTGTCTTGACATTTTTTGCTTTGGTAACCTAAACTTTTTCATAATAATATATTAAAAATCTAAAGTAAATGTTGCTATGAACATATATACTTTAAGGGTTCTATACTCATATACATCATCCTCATCAATAAACTCCCATCCTAATGCAAATCTATTATGAGGCCAATGAAATGCTATCTCTAAGCTCCAATCCATTTTTACTTTTTGCAAGATGGTTTTTTACACTCTTCACGGCAACTGCCTAAACAAACATAACCAAATGTAATCCATCTGATAAATAAACATAAATTTTTCATTTTCCTTGTCCTTTATATTTTTTAAAATAGTTTTTACTTCCTTTTAAATTAGAAGACTTTGTTTTTGAATGTATACCTGGACGTTTTCTTTTAGCAGGTTTTACATAATTTGCTGTTATTGATCTTCTAGCCATTTTTCTTTCTACCTTTTCTGGCTTTACCTTTAACAGCACCGCCTATATCACCAAGTTGATTACCAACTTCTTTTATAGCACGTCCTACATCAGCAAGCTCCTCTGCAGTTAGTTTATATCTCTTAACTATCTCAACAAGAGTCTTTTCAGCTTTTTCATCAATAGATGTTTTAGACCAAAGACCTTTCCAATAATCTTGAGGACTATAAGTCCATAAAATATTTATTATTTTTTTAAACATAATAAAGTGTTTTGTTGTACTATATAAATAATATACAAATTTTGTATCACTTAACCAACTGAATAACATATATAAATGTTATATTTGTGATCCACAGCTAAGTATAATATACAAAAAATAACCAACATAATTAAAGTTTAACCTATAAGAAAACCATATGAAAAAAATCAATCATTTACAATTTAAGCATAAATTTAGCTTAGAACTTCTGCCTACAGAAACATTACTTGGAATTAAAATTCTCAATTGTGAAGTACTCTGTGAGGACAATGAATACCGTCCTGTTGGTGGAATAGAAATTGGATTTATATTTTTTACTATTTCATTTGTAAAATTGTTTGTTTAGACTTTTTAGTCTACATAAATTTTCTTACATTATATATACCAAGTAGCTGCACCCTTCTCAATAGATCGTGCAGCTTTTTTAACCCTATAAATTATTATTATGAAAGATATCTTTAAACCTAGAGTAAATATACTGCCTTATGAATACCCACAATTATTAGAATATAAAGATGCAATTAGACATTCATATTGGATTGATACAGAATTTAACTTCACAGAAGATATACAAGATTTTAAGATTAATATTAGCTCCCAAGAAAAAGATGTAATTAAAAAGACAATGCTTGCAATTGCACAGATAGAGGTTAATGTAAAAACTTTTTGGGGTGATTTATATAAACGCATGCCTATTACAGAAATAGGAGATGTAGGTTTTACTTTTGCTGAATCAGAAGTTAGACACAAAGATGCTTATGCTAGGCTATTAAGAATACTTGGGTTAGAAGAAGAGTTTAAAAATGTTATTGAGGTACCAGCTATAGCAAATAGAATTAAGTACCTAAAAAAATACTTGGATGGTACAAGATCTAGAGATGATAAAATGTATACTAAATCAGTTTTATTATTCTCACTCTTTATAGAACATGTTAGTTTATTTAGCCAGTTCTTAATTATGATGAGCTTTAATAAAGAAAGAAACGTGCTTAAAGGTATATCTAATGTTGTTGAAGCTACTAGTAAAGAAGAAGAAATACACGGCAACTTTGGTGCTGAAATTATAAATATAATTAAAAAAGAAAACCCAGAGTGGTTTGATGCAGAGTTTGAAGCTCTTATTTACTCAGCATGTAATAAAGCATATATAGCAGAATGTGGTATTCTTGATTGGATATTTGAGAAAGGAGAACTAGACTTTCTACCAAAAGAAACCATATGTCACTTTATAAGAAACAGATTTAATAACTCTCTTGAGAAAATAGGGATGGAACCAATCTTTGATGTAGACAAAGATATGATAAAGTCTGTTGAGTGGTTTGATATAGAAATCACTGGCACAAAAGAAGGAGACTTCTTTTACAAAAAAAGTATAGACTACAATAAGAAAAGTAAAAGCATCACATTAGATGACTTATTTTAAAACTAAACCAACATGGAATACAAAAGATATTATTGGCTAAATGAAGATAGCCGTACATTTTTATCAAGAGGATATATATCAGAATCACCAGAACAAAGAATAAAAGACATAGCAATAAAAGCAGAGAAGTACTTAAATATTAAAGGCTTTGCTGAAAAGTTTGAGGATTATATGGCAAGAGGATTTTACTCTTTGTCTACTCCTGTATGGATAAACTTTGGTAAACAAAAAGGTTTACCTATAAGTTGTTATGGATCTAACATAGATGATAATCTAGATAGCATACTTAATGCTGGTCGTGAAATAGGAATGATGTCTAAATATGGTGGAGGTACAAGCGCCTATTTAGGAAACATTAGACCAAGAGGTAGTGTAATATCTACAGGAGGACATGCTGATGGGCCCATTCATTATGCCAGAATGTATGATACTGTAGTAGATGTATGTAAACAATCTGAAGCAAGACGTGGAGCATGTGCAGTATACTTACCTGTAGAGCATCCAGATATAGAAGAGTTCTTGGATATAGGTACTGAGGGAAACCCAATACAAAACTTACAGTATGGTGTTAC